TGCAGGCTAAGATGGCTGAGAAGAAGCTAGTAAAATTTGCTAACTGGAACAAATTCGTACCTCCTCGCGACATACTCAAAAAGTATATGAAATGAGTCTCGAATTTTTAGTTCTTATATATACCGGTGTCGATGGTCACCATCTGTCGATTTTCCGTAACTTTCCCACAAGGAGAAAAAAATGTTCCCTATGAAGAACAGTAAAACCGCATGGTTTGAAGCTGTAGCTACTGGCATGTTTGGAGTTGCCATACCGCTGTTTATAGTATATACTATGTCAACAATGTAAGAAAAAGTGAAGGTTTATTATGATATCGGAAGTGATTAAGAAGCGTCTTAAAGACGCTAATGCTCGTTACTGGGCTGGTGATAATATATCGCAATTTATATATGATGAAGACGAGAAGCAAGATCTTATTGATGAGGTAACAGAGAAGTTTGAGGATGTACTAGACTCGTTACTTATAGATAGACAGGAAGATCCTAACTCAAGAGGTACAGGTCATCGTCTAGCTAAGATGTATATCAATGAGATAATGTCAGGTCGATACAGTGCAAGACCTGTTGCTACCGCGTTCCCTAATGATAGTGAAGAGCGATATAGCGGAATGTTAGTTGTACGTTCAGAGCTCAAATCTATGTGCTCTCATCATCACCAGCCTGTAACTGGTATTGCCTATATTGGTATTATACCAGGCAATAAAGTTATTGGCCTTTCAAAGTATACTCGTATTGCGCAATGGTGTGCCCGTCGCGGTACTCTTCAAGAAGAACTCTGCAACGATATAGCTCGTGAGATTAAAGCCGCAACTGGTACTGCAGACGTTGCTGTATATATTCAGGCTACTCATGGTTGCTGTGAAAATAGAGGTATAAGTGCGCATAGCTCTTTAACTCAGACTACTGTACTTAATGGCGAGTTTCATAACGCTGATGTGAAGACTGAATTCTTTGATAATGTTAAACTACAGCAGGAGTTCGCGCCTCGATGAGAATAGCCCATGAAGCTCCACTCTGTATTATTAAATCTATTCAACAAGTTACCGATTACGACTACGCTCTTGTACATCTGTTTGATGAGAGTGAGGAGTACTTTAAGTTCTTTAAAGATGCGGTAGCAGACGATAGGTATGTTATTCTTGATAATAGTATCTTTGAGCTCGGTGTTGCGTTTAACATGCATAAGTTTGCTGGGTATGTAGATCTTCTACGCCCAGCAGCTTATATTGTACCAGATGCTCTAGAAGATAAGAACAAGACTATAGAAAACTTTGATGCGTGGATCAAAGACTATAGTCACCTACCAGGTAAAAAGATAGGCGTAGTGCAAGGTAAGAACTATAACGAAATAGTAGAATGCTATCGTTATATGGACGAGCATGCCGATATTATCGCTATATCTTTTGACTATAGCTACTACGAAAAAACATTTCCTAATGAGAAGACCAAGTATCATTCATGGATGCGTGGACGGCAATACCTATTGGGTATTATGCTTGCTAATGGTGAAATTAATACTGATAAGCCTCATCATCTACTCGGTGCTGGACTCCCGCAAGAGTTTGCAAGATATAAGTTCTGGGACTGGATTGACACTATTGATACTTCCAATCCCGTCGTACATGGTATTAAGGGTATTAGATATCAAAGACAGCCTGAGTACGATATTTACGGCTTACAAGATAAAGAGTCTACCAAGCTATTTAAATTACTTGACGATAACGTTGATAATATCGATGATATATTATATAATATAGAGATGTTCAAGTATAATGTGAGTGTAAGATAATGTGGGTTGCATTATTCTCTAATAGCGGCAATGAGTTAGCTGCTATATGCAGTAAGCTTGGTAGAAAGCCTGATGTAGTTTATTGCGATAAAGAGCGCGTTGATTGGCACTCTGATATTAGCGATGATACCAGTCTAATGAGTCACGTGGATGTAGTGAAAGCTCTCTCTATACTTCCAAAAAATACTCTTGTTACACTGCATGGTTATCTCAGACTTATACCTGAAAGCGGTATAAGCAATAATATGTATAACGTTCATCCTGGTGATATTGTTAAGTATCCAGAATTGAAAGGTATACATCCTCAAGCAAAAGCTTTAGAGCTTAAACTACCTTCGACTGGAGTTGTTATACATCAAGTTACTTCAGAAGTAGATAGTGGTGAGATAGTATCGTCAGCTGAGTATTCGATTAATACTAATGAGACTGAGCAAAGTTTAATTAATAATTTAAGAGATATTTCTATTGATCTCTGGTGTGAATTTTTACGAGGTAAATTGTGATAAGTGAAGTTGAAGAGACAGGCGAAGCTAGACCTGATCATTATAGTCAGAAAGATGGCGCTATCGAATGCATACAAGCTATTGAGCAGCTTTGTGATGAGCATCAGAATGATCCATTTACGGACTATAATCGGTATCAGTGTATTAAATATCTATGGCGCCTTGGTAGGAAAGATGATATACTGTTTGAACTTTATAAGTCAAGGCAATTCTTAGACTTTGCGATTGAAAAATTAGAACGTGATAGAGGTATTATAAATGAGTGAAATTGAAGATATTGCTAGTAAGCATTTAGGTAAGGCTGGTGATGGATCGGTTGTTAAACCGTATATAACTCCAGACGATGTAGATGCGAGTCTACTTGTTGGTGTACCTCGTCATCTTAACCGTACTGGATACGGTATAGTAGAGGGTGATTTACCTTTCGTAGGTATTGATGCATGGAATGGATATGAGTTCTCTACTCTTCTTAAGAACGGTTTTCCGGTCTCTGGATGGGTAAAGTATATCTACGATAGTAATACTCCTAATATTGTTGAGAGTAAGTCAGCCAAGTTATATCTGAACTCTTATAATATGGCGCGTCTAATTGAAAATACAGATGAAATATACTTAGTTGAAAATCAGATTAAAAAAGATCTCACAGAAGTGATAGGCGGTGAGGTTGAAGTCTTTATTAAATGGGGTGATATCAATACTGTAAATCCTATCATAGGTGACTTTACATCACTAGAGCATTACTGTGATATTGAAAATATGACTTTCGATGTCTACAACGAGAGTGCAGATATATTAGATGTTGTACCTTCTATAGGTCGATATGAGCGTTGGAGATCTTATTCACTTCGTTCTAACTGTCGAGTTACTAATCAGCCTGACTGGGGCGATGTGTATATTCATATTAAAGGTGACAAGGCTGTAACTCCTGAGTCACTACTTAAATATATTATTTCAATGCGTAAAGAGAATCATTTTCACGAAGAGATAAGTGAGTGTATCTATAAGCGCTTGTATGATTTGTTAGACCCTGAAGAACTATTTGTATCATGCCTGTATACACGAAGAGGTGGTATCGATATTAATCCTACTCGAGCTACTGATTTTGATACGCTTTACAAATACGGTGGTGGTATTATAGATGTTACAAATTTCTGTACTAAGACTGCTCGTCAATAGTGGTTTTAAAAGCTAACCACTTTAAAGAACATACTGCTTTTATTATTGTTAAATGGTGATTTAAATGAAAAATATTGTTGTCTCTCTTTCTGGAGGTATGGACTCCTCTACTCTTTTGTTACGTGCAATAGCCGAAGTAGGCGCTGAGAACGTAACTGCTATCTCAATGAACTACGGTCAGAAGCATGTCTGTGAACTCGAGAGAGCTCAGGAACTAGTTGACTATTTGGCCAAGAACGGCCATAATATAACTTATCAAGTAATTAAGCTTGATGGTATTGCTGACTTACTTTCATCCGCTCTTGTATCTGGAGGCGATGACGTACCAGAAGGTCATTACGCAGAAGATAATATGAAGCAGACGGTAGTTCCTAATCGCAATAAGATCTTTGCATCTATCGTGCAAGCTGTAGCCTTATCTGTTGTTAAAGATACAGATGAAGAGACAGCTATTGCATTAGGTATTCATGCAGGTGACCATGCTATCTATCCTGATTGTCGTCAAGAGTTCCGTGATGCGGATGACGCTGCGTTTAGGATGGGTAACTGGGATGCTGATAAAGTAAAATACTTTACACCATACCTGCAAGGTGATAAGTTTGATATCTTAGAAGATGGAATAGTGCTTTGTGCAAAACTCGGCATTGACTTCGATAGTGTGTATGCACGTACAAATACATCATATAAGCCTATCTTTATGAACGGTGTATGGTACTCAGACTATAAGAGCTCATCTTCTGTAGAGCGTATAGAGGCATTTATCAAGCTAGGTCGTAAGGACCCAGTTGCATATGCAGATGAAAATGGACCTGTTGCGTATAGTGTTGCACAACAGCATGCTAAGGAAGTATTAGCAAATTTTGTAGAGGTTGCTTAATGAGTACAAACTTTGAAAGGATTAAGGATTGGTCAGACGAGCGTCTGATCACCTTTCAGGAACCGGACCGTAATGGGTTCGTAGCTATGATTGTCGAAGAGCTAGGTGAGTTTCTAGAATCTAAAGATGATCACGGACGTATTGATGCAATGGCAGATATTATTGTCTTTGCCTACGGCGAGATAGCCAAGTATGGTTATAATGGCGACAAAGTTATGAACGAAGTGATTCAAGAGATTGACTCGCGCGTTGGTGCTTATAGTCCTGAAACAAAGAAGTGGCAGAAGGATAAGTCACCTGAAGCGCAAGCTAAATGGTATACAGCTGACTTTACAGATTGTAAATTAAATAATGGAGATCGATAGTGGAAATACAAATTACAAGTGAAGAGTTACGAACAAGAAAGATAATGGTTGCTACGCCTATGTACGGTGGTCAATGTACTGGTACATATACTAAGTCTAGCACCGACCTGGCTACTCTGGCTAAAGGTTATGGAGTCGATCTTAAATTCTACTATCTGTTTAACGAGTCTCTTATTACTCGAGCTCGAAACTACCTTGCCGATGAATTCATGCGATCCGATTGTACGCATCTAATGTTTATCGATAGTGATATTGGATTTGATCCGAACGACGTACTTGCCCTAGCTGCAATTGCAGATCCTGGTTCTGACAAGGAGATTGTATGCGGACCTTATCCTAAGAAAGCAATTGCTTGGGAGAAGATTAAGAGAGCTGTGGATAAGGGTATGGCTGATAATGATCCTAGAGTACTTGAGAAGTATGTCGGTGACTACGTATTCAACCCTGTAGGTGGCGGAGGCGATATTCGAATCGATACTCCTGCTGAAGTACTCGAAGGTGGTACAGGGTTCATGATGATTCAGCGTAGTGCATTCGAAAAGTATGCAGCGGCATATCCTGAATTCTCTTATAGACCTGATCATGTACGTACTGAGAACTTTGATGGTACACGGGAGATTATGGCATACTTCGATTGTGTTATTGATCCTGAGTCTAAGCGATACTTGTCTGAAGACTATATGTTCTGCCAATGGGCTCGTAAAGCTGGTATTAAAGTGTGGATGTGTCCGTGGATGAGACTTACACATATGGGTTCATATATGTTTGGCGGTAGTCTTGCTGACCTAGCTCAACTAGGTGCCAGCGCTACGGTAGGGGCAGACTTTAATAAGTCTCCTGCTCAAGCAGCTGATTTCGCTGCTAAGAAAGTTGGACCATCATCGATATCTGGTACGAAAGCGGGCATAGGTACGGGTACTAAGAGCTCTAAGAAAAAGAGAAAAAAGAAATAAATTGAGAATTATATTATGAAACTAACGCAAAAGACTTTTTCTATACTAAAGAACTTCTCTTCTATTAACCAGTCGTTATATGTTACTAAAGGCAACGTACTACGTACAATGTCTGAAATGAAATCTGTAATGGCCGAGGCTGAAATACAAGAGATGTTCCCTCAGGACTTTGGGATATATGATCTCAATCAATTTCTTGGAGTGTTAAGTCTCTTCGAGGAGCCTGACCTTGACTTCGATACATCATTCGTACGAATTAAGGGCGGTCAGAGTGCGAGTAGTAATTATTTTTATGCTGATAAAGCTACTATTCGCACTATGCCTCCTGAGAAATCATTTGTATTGCCTGACGTTATTGAATCCTTTACGATTAGCGACTCGGTTATTAAAGGTGTAATGCAAGCCGCTAATGTATTGCAATTACCTGAGATCGCTATTATAGGTGATAGTGATAATATTACTATCGAAGCTATCAATAATAAGAATAGCACGAGTAACTCTTTTCATTATAAGATCGGAAAGACTTCAAAGAGCTTTAAAATGATCTTTAAAGTCGAAAATATTAAAATGATGTTGGGCAGTTATGAAGTATCTATTAGTAGTAAGAAGATAACGCAGTTTAAATCTACTGATAATAACCTAACCTATACGATTGTGAATGAAGCAGCCTCTGTATATGAAGGCTAATGTGAGAATTATATTATGTCAGAATTTTTATGGGTCGAAAAATATCGACCTAAGAGAATAAGTGAATGTGTACTACCTGAAAATCTTAAAGTTACCTTTCAAGAATTTGTAGATAAAGGTAACATCCCTAACTTACTATTAACTGGTGGTCCTGGTGTAGGTAAAACTACAGTGGCCAGGGCTATGCTTGAAGAGGTTAATGCCGACTATATTGTTATTAACGGCAGTATGAACGGTAATATTGATACCCTCCGTAATGATATAATGCAGTTTGCATCTACAGTATCGTTTACAGGTGGTCGTAAGTATGTTATCCTCGATGAAGCTGATTACCTTAACCCTAATTCTACTCAACCTGCTCTTCGTAATTTTATGGAAGAGTTTAGTAATAATTGCGGTTTTATTCTTACTTGCAATTTTAAGAATAGAATTATTGATCCTCTTCACTCTCGTTGCTCTGTTGTTGAATTTAGTATTCCTAAGAACGTAAAAGCTACTATAGGCATGAACTTCTTTAGTCGTGTTAAAGATATACTAGCGCAAGAGAATATTGAGTTTGATAAGAAAGTAGTGGCTGAGTTTATTACAAGACACTTTCCTGATTGGCGTCGAATCATTAACGAGCTGCAGCGATACAGCGCTACAGGTAGTATCGATAGTGGAGTGCTTGCCGATACCGGTGATAGTAATATTAAGGAACTTGTTACTCATCTAAAAAGTAAGAGCTTTACAGAGATGAGAAAGTGGATAGCTCAGAATAATGATCTAGACTCTACGACTTTGTTTAGAAAGCTGTACGATTGCGCATCTACGTTTTTAGAGCCTAGGTCTATACCTCAGCTTACCTTGTTGCTTGCAGATTATCAATATAAGGCTGCATTCGTAGCTGATCATGAGATAAATCTTGTAGCCTGTTTTACTGAAATAATGACAGACTGTGAGTTTATAAAATGAAACCATTCGACTATCTGAACGCAGTAAACTTTAATAAAACTAATATTATAGAAGATTCAGACAACCCTAAACTAGCAGAAGGCTTATATCCGCCTTTCCTAGTTAACAGAGGATTATCATACTTTACAGATACAATCTTATTTGCTAATGAAATGAATATACGCCATCACTGCGACCATAAACTCCAATTTGAGTTTTTCCTAAATACTATTCGAAAAAGAAAGCGTTTTAGTAAATGGTTCAAAAAAGAGCAGGATGCGAACCTTGACATAATCATGAGTCATTATGACTATAGTTATGAGAAGGCTAAGCAGGTAGTAACCCTCTTTAGTGAACAGCAATTACAGCAGCTACGAGATATGAGATTTGAGGGTGGTTTAAATGGCGGTTGATCTGAGTTCAATAGTAGAAATAAAGCTTAAAGAAGATGATGATTTTTTGAAAATACGAGAAACTCTTACTCGTATCGGAATTGCATCCCGTAAAGATATGACACTGTATCAGTCTTGTCATATTCTTCATAAACAAGGTAGATATTATATCGTCCATTTTAAAGAGCTCTTTGCTCTAGATGGTAAGCCTACAAACTTTGATGAGTCAGATATCTCAAGAAGAAATACAATTACTAATCTTCTTGCAGAGTGGGGTCTTGTTGAGCTCGTAGACGAGAACAAAACTAAAGAGCCGATCGCTCCTTTGAGTCAAATTAAAGTATTATCCTATGGTGATAAAGACAAATGGGAACTAGTTGCCAAATATAATATAGGTAAAAAGCTCTAGTACGTATAAATAGAAGTAGAGATGCGGAATGGTCCGGTCTCGTTTAAGATTTAACCTTGCTTAATAGTAGGAGGTCTCTATGACTAATCTAATGTACCCCCCAGCCTCGTTTGTCGGTTTCGAAAGCTTGTTTGATGAGCTACAAAAAGCGTCAACACATCAAGGCAACAACTACCCCCCACACAACATCGTAAAGATAGACGATGATCAATATATTGTTGAATTGGCTATTGCCGGCTTTAGTATGGATGAGATAGATATAACTGTTGAAAGAGATAAGCTGAATATCAAAGGTGTGCAAGAGTCGCAGGACAGGCAATATCTTTACAAAGGTATATCTGAGAAGAAATTTAACCGTACATTTAAACTCGCTGAGCATGTAATAGTATCAGATGCTCTACTAGAGAACGGTATTCTTAAGATTACACTAGAAATGAAAATACCGGAAGAACTGAAGCCACGCAAGATTAAGATCTGGCGACCGCCAGCGCCTAGTCTACTAACAGAATAACAGTTGACTTTTACAGTGATAGTTAATATAATAAGGGGTCTTTTAAAGGCCCCTACTTATATATGGAGAAAATTATGGCTGATGTAAAACTTATTCGTTTATCTTCTGGTGAAGATGTTGTTGCAACTGTTCTAGCGCACGGAGGTAGTGTAACTACTCTTAAAGATGCTATCGTAGCTATCCCTACCAGTCAAGGTCAAATTGGATTTGCCCCATGGTCGCCAATCATTAGTAAAGATAATCCTAATATTGATGTATCTGATGCTCATATCGTGTACGTAGCAGAAGCAGATAGCGCTGTACTCGAACAATATAATACAATGTTTGGACTCGTGATTGCTCCTAAGCCGCAATCGATCATAGTATAATGTCAACATTCTATACAAGCGTAGATGGTATCGGAAACGATATACTGTTCTGTGGTTATAAGAACGGTAAACGTATTAAGGAAAAAATACCCTACAGACCTACCCATTATGTTGCCTCACAAAATGCGTCTAAGTTTAAGACTCTTGAAGGTACATATGTGGAGCCTATCAATCCTGGTAGCATTAGGGAATGTAGAGA